TGGTGTAGGTTTATACCAGATTCTTCTTGAGGCAGGTTATGACCCAGAAATTGCAGATGCAATTGTAGCTGAGTCGCAGGCACAACAGGGCTTGCCACCAGTTCCTACATCTGAAGTTGTAAACGCACACAATTACGCTCTAGAGCAACAGGCTATGGAACGTGCTTATGCCCTAAATCAGGAGCAAGGCGAAGTTAATCCTTAATTGGACGATTAGGAGAATAAAATGGAAAATGAACTCGTAGAAGGTACATCTACAGAGATCAAAGACCCAGTAGCAGTTTTGGCTGCTCTGGATCGTGCAAAAAATGACGCTAAGCGTTTTAGAATGGAAAAGGAAGCGGTAGAGGCAGAAATTGCTGCTACTAGAGAAAGAGCTAACTTAGTACAAACTAAACTTAAGAATGACAAGATAATTAGACAACTCATGGAAAATGGGGTTCCTAATGCTGATAAATTGCTTAAGTATATTAAAACATCAGAAATTAATTTAACTGATGATTTTGAAATCGAAGGATTGGATAGCCAATTGGATGCCCTTAAAACGGATTTCCCTGAACTATTTGACCCTAAGAAAATTGTCGGCGGACGTGCTGATTCTGGAGTATCTTCATCTGTTGATTCTCCGCTATCTGCAACCGAATTACAGGCAAAATACGTGCTTGGAGAAATTATTTAGTGTATAATAGATGTGTGCAAGCTAGATGGACGTTTAGGCTTGCAGACAGAAATATTTGGACGAATATTAATCTCAAGCTAACAAAATCTAACTTATGAAAAGGATAAAACTATAATGGCAAGACAAGAACTTACTGTCGCTAATGGTTATATCATCGAAGAGCACAGCTCCAACGTTGTTCAGGCTGCATTGCAGAATTCTGCAATTGAAAGCCAAGCACGTCGTGAGCCAATGGCAACTTCTGTGAAGCGTGTTCCACGTTTCGTTGGAGATGCTCCAGCAGTTTATGCTGAAGGTGCGACAATCGGTGAATCATCTGTAACTCTAGACGACATCACCCTAACAGCTCGTAAGTGGGCTAAGATTATGCACATCTCTGAAGAGGATATGAATGACTCATTCATCGATGTACTTAATACATACAAGACTCAGTGGGCAACCAACTGGGCAAAGAAATTCGACAACGCATGCCTTGGTGTGACAGTTGCAGGAGACGGAACAGACACAGCACCATATACTTCTGTATATCGTGAAGTTTCACAGTACAACTCAGCTTCTAACCTCATCCAAACAGCAGGCGCTGTTACATTCGCAGACTTGAACGATGTTCTTTCAAAGATCGAACAATCTTCATACTTTGATGCAGCTAAGACAGCTTTCATCATTCACCCATCATTCCTAGGAACTCTTCGTGGCCTTGTTGATGACAACAATCGCCCAATTCTTCAGGATCCACTAGGTGCTCGTGGAGCAACTCTATTTGGCTACCCAGTAGTCGTATCAGCAGGCGCTGCTACATCTTCAGCTGCTTCAGCTGCACCAGCAGGAAATCCACTTTTGATCGTTGGTAACACCGATCTTATGGTTAACGGTGTTCGTGCAGGCATCGAATCTATGGTATCTAAGGATGCTAAATTTGATACAGATGGAGTTCTTCTCAAGGTTCGTGCACGTCGTGCATTCGCTGTTGCTAAGCCTGAAGGCTTTGCAATCGTTGAGAAGACTGCATAAGGAGGAAATAACTAATGGCTTCTAAACTATACGGAAATTTCCTACTTAAGGCTCTAAATAAGGAAGTTGATTTTGATTCAGACACTATCAAGGTGGCTCTTCTTACATCTTCTTATACACCAGATCAGGACGCTCATGACTACTTCAACGATGTTTCTACATATGAAGTAACAGGAACAGGTTACACATCTGGTGGAGCTACTTTGGCTTCTAAAACAGCTACATACGATTCTGCAACAAACGTAATCGTACTTGATGCTGCTGACGTTACTTGGTCATCATCTACAATCACAGCTCGTTATGCTGTTGTATATGATTCAACAGGTACTGCAAGCACATCAGCTCTAATTGGTTATGTAGACTTCGGTTCAGACCAGTCTTCAACCAACGGTAACTTCACAATTACATGGGAT